TATTCTCTTTCTTTATTACTACTAGATCAAACGGTTGTGGCGGTACAGCAACCGCAGCAGGTCTGACATTCTTGACAGCAATCTTTATTCATTTTCTTTTCTCGTTTCTATATCGTAGTGAAAAGCATTAGAGTCTTCAGTGACCCACTTCTTTTTATCTTCAACATCCCACTTGCGATCATTGATTATTCTTTGGATTAGTGGGTCTCCATATTTAGTTGTATATGATGGTTCAAAAACAAATATTCTATTGTTAGGCTGGATAGCAAAGTTGCCATCATCTCGCTCTATAACGTGACCGCACTTATGTTCATCAGGTGTCTCTGAGTATCCATCATCTAATCTATTAGAGTCTGGGTTATGCCAGTCAAGGGTAAAGAGATACTTACCATTTACCTTGGTCTTATTCCTATCCACATAATGAAGGCTTAGGTTTACTAGGTTACTAAACTTGGTAGCTGTTATATATGGACTAAAAGAGTTCCACAATACTAGGTTATATAAACTTTCTTCAGGTACACCTGGCTTCTTACAGAAGGCATTGATTGGCATACGCCACCACAGGCCACCATCTTCCATCATAAAATGAAATAGTGGACTTCTATTTTGTACGCTACTTACTCCAAAGATTACACAAGGAAAATACTTATCGTGACTATCCTCTTGATTGCGTAGGAAATTACCCCTAACATAACAATCTATTGGTGGGATGTTAGCGTTTAACTCTGGCATTTATTTCTTTAATACCTGCAATACTAAGTCAGTTAAAAATTCCACTTTTTCCTCCAGCCGATTGACTTGGTCCTTGACACTTGAGCCTCCATTGGGGCGAAGTTCGGATAGGTAATGCTTTACAAGGTGTCTGATTGTCATAGCTAATGCTGCGACTAATGTCGTTGCCGCTACTGCCAGTCCTGCCCATTCGTTCGGGTTCATATTATCATATCAATCTAATAGTAGCGATTAACATTCCACCGTATCCGGTGAATCTTCTATCACTAGGGGTTCTGTTTATAAAGTCAAGCTCTTCAATTAATCCAATGTATGACTCACCAGTTCTAAAGTCTTCTACTCTAATGGTATCTCCTACATTTTCTACCGCTTCTAGTTGACTCAACCGATCATAGGCTGAACCTTCATAGCCCACCTCAACACCTAAGTTATCGCTCTCGTGGTCATAGCAAAACAAAGGGTATTGAATTATTCTCTGGCGAGGTACAGCAGGTAAAGACTTTAATTGGTATCCAGTAAATAGTGGACCCTTAGTTGCATCAGTAGATGATCTAGTAATAGTAAATTTAAATGCAAGATACTCTTGCGCTGTAGCAGGGTATGGAATACCTATCTCACTACTTGCAGCACCTTGAGCAAAGCCACCTAAATTGTATTCAGTGTTTTGAGAGTCAACAGATTTAATAGTTATAGCACCATCTGTGGTATCTATTCTAGGATTAAGTAGTTTATATAATTTATTCTCTAATGTGTTATACCGTATGAAACCTGTTTGTAAGTAACCACTTGCTACCTTATCACTTGTTGACTCAGCGTAGATAACATTGCCAGAACTAAAGGCTGCTCTATCTGAATTACCAAAGAAGGCTACCTGACTAGACTCAGTAGTAATACCACTTGCTACTAGATCATAAGCCCAAGGAAATACTAGGCTGTTAGCTATCACAGTTGTAGATAGATCTACCTTTAGTAACCCTGCTTCACCATCAATAGTGGTTGCAATGTAAGCAAAACGATCTCTAAATGCTATTGAGTTACATTCAGCTTGATCAAATAATAAAGGACCATACTGGATGTCACCATTAGTATCTGATACACCAACTCTAAATCCTTTAGATGTAGCTAGTACTGCAAAGGTTCCAAGGTACACATCAAAGTCGTTAATAGACTCACCATCTGGTAAATCAATAATAACTGTAGGTGGTAATAGATCTGGAAAGCCTAAAGTAGTTGTATTTGCGGTATCTAAACCAACTTTAAATACAGATGAGGATGTTCCATTAGGATCATATCCTGATACGTAGATAGCACTAGGTCCCTCTGATATAGATGACCATACCCAAGAGGTATTAGGATGAGTAAACAAAACACCAGGTAAAGCGCCGGAAGAATTATTAGGATCTAACTCATAGATACTGTTATTAATAGCAGCAATAAGACGTTGCTTAACATAGCGAATAGTGCCACGAGTAGTGCTGGAAGCGTTATAGATTTCAGTATCGCTAGTAGAACCAGCAAGGTTACCTCTATGAACGTGGGTACCATTGATAAAGAAGTACTGCTTGCCATTAGTTGTAATGCTAAAGATAGTTGAGGCTGTACCTGCTTGAACATAAGTAGTATCTGTGCCAGCAGATGTTTTTTTCTTTATATCAGTTGCATCTGAAAAAACTATACAATCATTAGTGCCATCGTGAACGCCTATTAGTTGAGGTGTTGTTGCTGCTTTAAAACTAGCTGTGCTATTTAGTAGGGTAACTTGTCCTTTAGTAAATACCTCTACACCTTTAGACTCTGTGTACTGGAAACGAAGTGACTCATCCTGTGCTGGTTCAAAGTATTTAATACCTGCGCCAAGATGGAATGTTGATTGAGATCTAAACCACCAACCAGTAAGTGATTGCTCACCAGCTTCTCTGGTCTGGTCATACTGCTCTTTACGATACTTAGCAGTTACTCTACGGTATGGTGAATCATCAGTTGCCCCAATAAAAAATGGCAGACCGGCAATAGCCATATCATAATTAACACCAGTAGCTGAATAGTTTGTAGCACCAGCAGGGTTGGATAAGACGTAGGGGATACCTTCGGTAATATCATCGCCGTATGCCATTGATCTCCTTAAATAGAAAACCCCGCCGAAGCGGGGTAGTTAATGATTGTTATTGCTTAAAGAGCAGGTGCTTCAACCCAAGAGGTTGTTGGTTCATCCCAGCGCCAAAAACCTTCAATAGGTCTAGGTGTTGGGGCTTGCCAATCAAAATTATTATCTAATAACCAAGATGGATAAGGCTGTGGCGCAATAAATACATCGGCATTTGTATCATACTTATAGCCAATACCTGCATATTGTTTTCTTATATTATTATTATATGAAGTACGTTTACAGGTTTGATTTCTAAAGTTTCCATACCAAGTTTCAGTATCTAATCCCTCAATTGTTTGTGTCTCATCAATACCTGTTATAACTTCGGTTACTATATTGTTATTGTCTAAGAACGCGTAATGTGCCATTATGCCCAACTCACATTTCCTGTGCCTGCTGTTAATTTGGTAATTTTATTTAAACCAACCGTGCTAGTAGTAAAAGTTAATCCACCACCAGGGTTTGAAATTGTATAAGTAGATGAATATTTAAGTATAACAACACCTGAACCACCTGCGCCACCGTTAGTAGTTTGGTCTGATCCACCACCACCGCCACCATAATTAGTAGTTCCAGGTGTACCATTAGCAGCTCTTGTTCCAGCACCACCGCCACCTATACCACCTGCGCCACCAGAGCCAGTTCTCGTTCCACCACCACCACCACCTGCAAGATAATAATTTCCACCACTTAACTCTCCAAATGTGGCTTCATTTGTTAATGAAGTAAATTTACCGACACCGCCCGCTGCACCATTAGTGCCACCAGAAGAAGCAGTACCAACTGCTCCTGCACCACCGCCACCAGAACCAGGAAAACCTGACGCACCAGCATTACCTGACCCACCAGCAAATCCCTGACCTGATATACCAGTACCACCTGAAATAGGATTATACGATGAACCACCACCTGAGCCACCATTTGCTCTACTAGTGGAGACACCAGAGTCATCTAAACCACCACCGCCACCTGTTGAAGTTTCAGTAGAAAATACACTATTACTACCTTGAAAACCAGGTCCAGGAACAGTAATAGAAGTTGCACCAGCACCACCACCACCGACAGTTGCAGTGAAATTAGTGGATAACGCTAAAGATAATGTTCCGTCTTTGAAACCGCCCGCACCACCACCACCACAACCACCGCCACTTGCTCCACCACCACCGCCACCACCTGCAACGACTATGTAATTAACTGAAATTGCTCTTGGATAATTTTGTGAAGCAATAATTCCTATAATTGGCATTAGGCGATATCTCCTACTACTAAGAATGTATTTGAGGCAGTACAAATTACTGAAGCTGCTGAGTATTGTGCTCTAAGTTTAGGAGCGGTAGCTGTAGCACCAGTTGAGTTAATAGTTACACCAGCACCTTGTGCAAGGGTTACTTGACCTGCACCAATTTGAGCAATGTTAATAGTATCGTTAGCAGAGTATACTGATGGTGGAACTGTAAGTGTAATGCCAGAAGCATTACTTAAAGTTACTAGATCATTAAGATCACCTGCTACTAGAGTGTATGTGGTACCAGTCTGAGCGTTAATTGCTAGGACAGAACTAGAAGAACCTGTAGCTCCAGTGGCACCTGTAGCACCAGTCGCTCCCGTAGGTCCCGTTGGCCCCGTAGGTCCTGTGGTTACGCCGATTAGCGATATTGACATTAGGCTATCTCCGATCCGAAGGCGCTAAAAGCGCAATCATTATTTGTTGAAATTACTGTGATCACATCTGCGGCATCCATAGTTAAACCAGAGGTATAGGCAAGTGTAACTTTAGCGTTTAGTACTAGACCATTTATAATATATTGATTGGTTGCTATAGAAGCACCATCTTTACGAATAGCTATACTAATAGTTGAATCAGTAGTACCGGTATTTACTACGTTAATAGTAGATACAACTGCTTCTGTTAGGGCAGGTACTGTATATAAATCACCTGATGTACTTGCTGGGGCTAGTTGCCCTAAGACCTTGTAGGTAGTTGCCATTAGGATAGATCTCCGATCACTGTGAAGGCATTACTTGCTGTACAAATAATTGTGCAAGCTGAGAACTGTGCTCGTAATATAGGAGTAGTAGAAGTTGCACCTGTAGATGTGATAGTTACACCAGCGCCCTGTGCAAAACTAGTTAAACCAACACCTATTGATTGAACGTTTATCTGCTCACCTGCTGCAAATATTGAAGGAGGAATAGTTATAACTACTGTATTAGCATTTGATGAGGTGACTAACTTACCTGAATCAGCAGCGACTAAGGTATAAGTAGTTCCTGTCTGAGCATTAAAGGCTAAGTTAATAAGTGGTGCAGTTAAAGTCTTGTTTGTAAGAACATCAGATGTAGCTTTACCCACCAAAGTATCTGTTGCATCTGGAAGGGTAAGAGTTTTAGCAGTAGTAAAAGCTGTAGCAATAGTTCCTGTAACAGCAGTTGTACCAGCCACATCAAATTTAATTGCTTTAGTAATATCAGTAACATCTACTATTGTAGTAGTTGAATCAGATAACTTTTTATTAGTTAAAGTATCAGTAGTTGCTTTACCTACTAAGGTATCACTTGTAGTTGCCGGTAAGGTTAAAGTATTAGTACCAGCAACTGCTGTTGCTTGAAGTGTAGTTGTACCAGATGTTGAACCAGAAAAACCTAGGCTAGCTACTGGTGAGATACCAGCAGCAAAGGCTGATAAATCATCTGAGGTTAGAACGTGCTTTACTGTTGCACCTGTTGAGTGTGTTACAGGTGCTGATCCTGCTTCACCTCTATCTATTGTAAAGGTATCACCGGATGGACCTGCTGTTATGAAAACAATTTCTTCATTAATAGTATCTGGATCTATTGCTACAGTAAACTGACTATTCGCTACTACAGTAACTCCACCAAGTAAAGTGGTTGCAGTTCCTGTTGCTACTGTCATTGATGTAGTTGAGTTATTGATGCTAGATGCTAGTGTCGTCTCAACACTTATGGAGCTATATAAACGAGTTGCCATTAACCTTCCTTACCTTGTGTAGTGTATACGAATTGGGTATTTGTCTTTTAATTTCAACGCCTCTTCGTTTAGTCTCTGTTGGTACAGAGCAAAGATATAACGAGAAGCTGAAACACCGGCTGTTGATGGAGTCTTGCTATCGGCATTATCAGCCTCAGCAGATGTAAGGTTAATACGACCTGCATCTAAGAATGATAGTAATTTATAGGAAGCACCAAGAGTTACTACATCTTGGCAAGATTGTGGTAAGCCAGTAACATCAGCAAAGTCATCAGTATTAGCATCTAATGTGTTAGCTGTTGTTGCGTAGTAAACTTGAACTGTTCTACCAGGTTGTACATTGTCATAAATATTTAAAGTAGAATTAGTATTAAAGGTTGCACTATTAGCAAAGTTATCTAAGCGCCATCTTTTTAGTGGTAACCACTCTTGGCTTGATCCAGTAGTCTGCCAAGATATATACAGAACATCTTCAACATCATCTGGTAGGGCATAGGTTGTTACGGATGCATTAAAGGTAAAGGTATATGAAGAGATAGCCCAGAGATTAGGATACAAAGCATTAATAGTATCGTTGATAGCCCTCTTAATTGTAACTCTTGGAAAGGTAGGAGCCAAAGTAACTTGAGCATTTACTGTATGAGGTGCTGGAGAAGTACCTTGATAGCCTCTACCAAATCCTGGTATTACGTTAAGTACGTTAGTTGCTTTATCAAAAGAATCAATAAAGATAAGTTCATCATCAATTTCAATAATACCTTTAGCGAGGTTTGAACTAGTACCCAGAGTGATAGCAGTACTGGTAGTAGTTAGACCAGCAGGGTTAGCCACATTACTAATACGATCTTGGCGTAAGGTGTAACCTTGTAGGTTAGACTTTATCTCATCTACCATATCGTCAAGGGTGCTCATTTATCTTCTCTCTGTAGTGTTTCAAATTAGTTTGTAATCTTTCATCATCTGGGCTAAAAGCTAATGCTTTCTCACCGTGTTCTATTGCAGTCTTATACTCACCTAATTGCCAGGCTGCTATTGCTACTAGATCATCAGCCATATGTCCCCAAGCCCAACCTTCAGCCATAAAATCTGTTTGCTTCTCAGTTATACCTAATGCTCTTGTTGCAGTTCTAAAACAATCAGGCCACTGCATCTGTTGGTAGTAATGATTAGCTAGTGCTAATACTGATTCTCTACTAGTACATTCTTCTATTGATTTCTCTAAATGTGCTTCAGCATTATCAGGATCACACTTAGCCATCATTCGCAGTGCATAAGATCTTTCTGCTTTAAACTCAGAATATACTAAGTATCTTTTAAAAGTTTGTAATGAATCGTAATATCTTTGTTTGTAGTAATACTCTCTACCTAAGTAGTAAAGACTGCGAGAACAGGTTGGATCTTCATCTACTGCCATCTCAAGCATATCTAGATATTGTTCTCTAGACTTTTCTTTATCTTGGAAGTGATGTATTGTCAAATCTATTCTTGCTCTAACTTCAGGAATCTTATAAGGAGATACTGCCTCGTGTATTGGAAACTTCCATCTATATC